CTTGGTCCAGTGAGGCCACGAGCGCCTTCAAACCCGTTACGTCCCTGTGGACCCACGACACCACGATCGCCCGATGCACCCTCACAACCGTCTGGACCTTGCAAGCCCATGATGCCGGGATTACCTTCGACGCCTGGGTTACCAGTCTCACCCGGATCACCCTTCTCACCTTCGCAACCGGTAGCACCTTGAGCACCATCACGACCGAGACGTCCGTTCTTCCCATCTTTACCCGGATCGCCACGAGGACCTGTAGCACCATGACCCATCGCGTCTTGGCGCAGGAAGTTGAAGATGCGGTACTCTTCTTGGTTCTTCCGCACGAGGACAAGCGAACCCGTTTGTGGGTCGTAGCTCCACTCCTCGATAAGGCGCCCGTTCTCCAGCGTGCGATCACGGTAGTCGATGCTGTTGGACTCTTTGCGGAAGGCTTCCCTGCCATCCTGCCCAAACGTCTCGAACTGGTTGAGTTGTGGCTCAGTCAATGTCTGGCCAGTCATCAGGGCCTGAATCTCTTTCGAGTTCTTCACCCTGAGGTTTGTAATCACAGGCGCACCGATGGGCACCCGGGATTGGTCTCCTAGGATAGACTTCCCAAGGAGTGGAGAGTCGGAAACACCTTTCACACTCATAGTGCACCTAGTGTATGCGACAATGCCTCCAGTATGGTATCAACCTGTTCACAGGCTGTTGCTTGCCCCACCATGGAGGTGCTGTCGTGTTGAATGAATCGCAGCTTGTTGTGCCGTTCGTTAAGCTGCGCAAACGTCTTGCGCGTGTCCTCAACCGTTAACCAGCCAAGGACCTCATCGAAACAGGACTGCTCGCAAGCAACGCTGCGGTGCAGTTGGTTCAGATGCTGCTCAGACGGCAGCAGCTTGCCCACTTCGGTACGGATAATCTCCAGCGCCTTTGCCTTGTAGGAAATAAGCGATGGGCTGATCCGAACATTCACACCGGTGACTTCAATGTCCAGCATGCCAGGGTTGTCCTCCAGCATCCTGTATATGTCGTCACCAATGGGAATGGCGTCGTGTGGCGGCTGTGTGCTGCGTCCATAACTCCCATCGGGCATGACGTAGCAGATCATGGCTCACCTATTTGGCAATCTTCGGCGTACCGATGATGTTGACGTTGACGTTCAGGAACGAACCGTACTGGCTCACGTTCGCGTTCTTCACCCGCATCTTCACCACAACGTCGATGTAGCCCGCTGGGTGGTTCTTGGTCACAATATCGTAGACCTGAGTGAGCGAGGCGTTGGAGTAGGCACGTTCGTTCTTGTCGCCACCAAGGGACGAGAAGCCAGCAGTACCAGTACCTGCAATCTGGCGACCGTAATCAGGCTCCTGACTCTTGGACGAACGGAAGCCAACCACGTACTCCATGATCTCCAAGCCTTCTTCCGTGACGAAGCCAGGGCCGAGTGCTGCTTGGAAGTCAGCGTGGACAGTCACCATCACGTCACTGGAGAGATTGACACGGTGCGTGAACAGAATCTCTTGGGCGTCCTTCTGGTTCCGAGTATCCGTGAACTTGAAGTTGGCCTCGGCATCAGTCAGTTGCTCACTGATGGTCGATTCGATCCGGTACACAGGGTGCGAACCACTGATACGGATACCCGAGCCAGCGATCAGCGATACGCCAGGCACAGGCAGGACAATCGGCTTGGCACCATGACGCAGGAGCTTCAAGGTACGACCAGTAAGCACTGCATCAATGACCACACCAGCAAGGTTGGTATTGCTACTGCCTTGTGCTGGCGCGTTGTCGTACAGGGTAATCTCGACACCCAGGCCTTTGCGAATCGGCCCAGTGAAGATCACCTTGTTGTCTACCAGAGTGTACTGGTTGCCATGGATGTGCGCACCAGACTGGGATACCTCGATGTACTCAACCGACTGCGGAGTGAACGGCAGTTCGAGGAAGTACGTGTCGTCACTGGTGATCGTGGCGATGGTCGAGATGGTGGTGCTGTAACCCTCGAAGTCTTCGATACGGAAGCTACGCAACTCCACGTCAACGCCAGCAGGGATCGGTGCTACAAACTTGACCTCCTGCGTTGTGGCATCGTAGGTGAACGTGGTGAGCATCTGCCGGATACCGCGAATGTACGCCTTGATGTAGTTGGCGTCTTGCACGGGCTGGCTGATCTTGAAGTTCTGCGTGCTGCCATCACCCACCACATGGTCAACCTTGATCAACATGCGGCTGCCGTTCGACGGGATACGTGTGAACAGGCGCAGGTCAATTGGAATCTGGGCGGCAATTGCCTCCACAAACTCAATCTCGTTGCCGCTCATATCAAACGCATCACGGTGCTGGGTTACACCACCAAGCGCTGGCTGCAGGTAGTTGACGTTCTCGATTTCCAGATCGCCAAGGGCATAGCGTGCCTCGGTACCATCGCCTGTGTAGTTGATAGTGCTCATTACCAGCTTGGAAGGCGCACGGTACAGCGTGCTATTGATCCCACCAGACGACTTGGGTGGCGCCCAACGTGGGCATTCGTCATAACCACGAACGAGTACCCAGTCAGCAGGCACACCATCCATGATCGGCGGGTAAGAGCACGCACCGCCTGCACCACCAGCACCTCCACGACGTCGCCATACAGCGATAGTCGATTGGGCATCGAGGCCAGTGACTGGCTGCGAGTCAGCTTCAACCAGCTTGGTACCCGACACACGGTAACGGCGCGACTTGCCTTGACCATTGCCGAGGACGACGTGGCCAATGACTATCTCGTTATCGTCGAGGTCGATTCCGCTGAGAGTAATCTCAGTAGCGCTGGCAGCCGTGGGCTTTCCGAAGAAGATACGATCATGGTCGCTAAATGCCCACTGGAAACCACCTGCACCAGAACGCATAGCCAGAACAGGAGTAGCACTGCCATCCGAGTTATACGTACCATCCAGTACCGTAACCGCATTGAACGAGCTTTCTCCAGGCGATTGCAGACGGAAGACGTTGGGCGTCGATGGAATGGACGAGTAGTCGCCAATGGTGACGTTGATAGTCGTCAGGTCACAACGGCTAGTTACCAGCAGGCAGTTGAAGCGAACCGTCTCACCCTTGATCAGGATGTAAGGCGTCTCGAAGACACAGCGCCCAAGCAGCGTACGGCTGCTCAGGTATACGCAGGTCTCACGGACTTCCGTGTCTTCCTTGATCAGGTAGCCCGGGATTTCAAAGACGAAGCGAGCGGTGTTCTTGGAGAGCACCTCCACGTGGTGGATGGTACCCTCGAAGAGGTTGTTGCCCAGAATGTCGACGGCATCAGTCTTGCTCGGGGACTGCGAGGAGTCCCCAAACTTGAAGAAGGTAGCGTCAACGAGCTGGCCGCCTGCCGACGCGTTGTTGATCGCCTGTAGGCCAACGTCGGAAAGAATCAGCACTTCGCTCATGGATTAACCCTCGCAGTCGCTGATTGGCGTCGAGACCCGGCAGGTCGGGCAGTAGTACACCTGACCAGCAGGGATCATCGCTGTGCCCATGGCTTTACGGCACTTCGGGCAGTTGCCTTCGCTGGTGTTATCGACAGCCGCGACAGCAATCTCGGCATTCCCATTGGCGACAGCCGTGTGTTGCGCTGGCGCTTGTACTTCGGCGTGCGGGTTGTACACTTCACGGCCGGTGGTCATTTTTACTTTCATGGTAGTTCCTTAATTCCCGAAGGTTACTTCGAAGGTCATCGTGCCGTTGCCGTCAAAGTCGGAGCGATACAGATACCAGTTGGATGTTGTGCCGGACGCATCAGTGCGCGCGACAGTGATTGGACCGTACTGCTCACCTACAGAGCCATCATCAGGCCAGGACGCTCCGTCGAATCCGCCTTCAAAGTTGGAGGCTTGGTCAACGAACTTGGCGAGGCCGAGTGTCGCAGGGTAGCAGAAGTACATGTATTCGCCAGCGCCAGCAGTCAGCGTAAACTTCTGGCCAGATGCCATTGTAGGCAAATGGTTGGTCAGCTTGTCTGCAATCGCAGGGTCGTTACGCACGCCAATCTGGGCCAAGCCGTAGATCGGGGTACTGTCTACCTCAGCAATCACGCTAATCTCCTTGGTCGCCGTGACAGTCTCGAACCCTTCCTTGTACGTGGCCTTCAGGATAAACTTGAACGCTTTGGAGGCGTCAATTACGTTCACCTGACCAGCGCCGTTGACAACTACGCGACCATCTGGGGAAACGATGCTCCACTCAGGCTGCACAGGATGCCCTTTGCCTGGTGTCTCAGTCTCACCATTACGGAAGAGCTCCGACGTGTAGAGTTCCTGCTTGGCACCGTTGATTGTCTCAGGCCCGTAGATCGCCAGCGACTTCAACTGGTCCTCATCGCCGATGATGTTGATGACCATCGAATCGACAAGGGTATAGGTGCCACACTGGTACGTCGAGGTGATCGTGGCAGTCGTGGACTTACCATTCACGGACCAGACGAAGCCAGCACTATCAATTGCAGCCACGAGAGGATCAGCGTCAATCGTCCAGTCACTACTCACCAATAGCTCATTCGCACACTCCTCGAACACGATGGCATGGGAGTACGAACCACGCTCGGTGACGTAGAAGGCGGCAGGTCCAATGATCCGGCTGCTCACAGGCTTGTCAGGCGAGTTGACGATACGTGGCGTTACGGTGATTTCAAACTCGGCAATCTCCTTGAAGTAGCGGGCAATCGCCGTGACCTTGGTGTCCTTTTCAACCACACGTCCTTGCAGCACGCCAGGCGATACAATGTCCGCCATTGGGTCTGGATCGTTCAATGGGTCAGCAGACTGCACGGTCCACTGTGGGCTCACCGTTTCAAGCAATCCATCAGAGTACACGGCGGTGCCAGTGAGCACAATCCGTGCACCTTCCATGACCGTGTTAGGGCCACTGATAATCAAGCCCTGAATGATCCGTGTGTTCGGAATCAAGACAAGTGGCTTGCTCTGCACGTATGCCTTACCACCCAGCCGGTATGTAGCAACAACCTCCACGATACCAACCAGTGGGTCCTCGAACGACAGCAACCCGTTGACGTCAATGGATGCCCATGCAGGATCACCCTTAATCGACCACGTGGGCGTGATTTCCACGTCACGGCCATTGGAGTAGTGTGCGTATGCAGTGAACTTGCCCAAGCTGCCTTCCCGGACGTTATCCGGGCCCATGACAAGGATGTTGTCCAATGTCACCGGTGTATTGATGGCTACGATCTGCTTGATGGCATCCCGCCCGTTGACGCGAGCACGCAACTGGAGATTGACCGGTGTGGAGCCAACAGAGCCCACCTCCAGGTACCCTCTTTCGTCAATATAGAAGCGATTTGTTGTCCAATCTGCATCCACTATGCCCGTAGAACCATCCGAGAATCGGGCGGACACAACGTAGCGATTCTTGGTGTTTTCCACCACTTGGTTTGGTCCAAGAATCTCCGTATGCACCACGCTAACCGTCCGGCGGAGGAAGGACACAGGCTTGGTTGCCGTGAGCTTGACACCCTTGTACTGGTGCGTGGCCTTGAAGGTAATGTCCAACTCGGCCAGTGTCTCGGTGATGTAGGCCTCACCATCAGGTGTGATGTAGATGGCACCACAGCCGGGATCCCATGCACCCAGTACGCCCTTGTGCGTTCCATCCGAGTAATGCGCCACGAGGGTGTATTGCTTCACCTCGTTCTCGTAGAAGCTGTCAGGGCCGAGTATCTCAAGGTCCACAAGGTGAACATCAGGGTCCACGAAGATGGCCTGCACCTTCTTCACGGCGGTGAGCGTCTGCCCATCAGGGAGCTTGCACTCGGCGCTCAGGATCACCTCACCATCAGCGTCGATCTGGTACACATGGAGGTTGTTGCCCTGCATGTAACCCAGTGTGGAGCGCGTGGTGATCGTCAGGTCGTGGGTTTCATCACCGCCTGTGGTATGAGCTACCACTTGGTAGGTGCCAAACTCGTTCGCACGGACACTGTCAGGGCCTTGAATCTCGATGGTCCTGATGTTGCTGGCGCTGTTCTTCACCTTGACGTTCAGGCTGGCGGACATACCCTCGTACTCGCCATAGATCACCACGTCGGTATCAAAGCTGACGTTGCCAAAGGAGGCGAAGTCACCATTGAAGCCCACGAGGCCAGTGCGACTACTGTTCCATACACCCTTCACACGGACTGTCTGCGTGAAGTAGGTGTCCACTGCTGGCGTAGCAGGAGTACCCGGAATCGCTGGAGTGCCTGGTGTTGCTGGCACTGCTGGCTGGTATGGGACTTCTGGCTTACCTGGTACAGCAGGCACAGCAGGTTGGTATGGAATCTCAGGCGTCGCAGGCTGATAAGGCACTGCTGGCTTACCTGCTTGATACGGGATTTCTGGAACAGCAGCCTGATATGGGACCTCTGGCTTGGCTGCTTGGTACGGCACTTCAGGAGAGCCTGGGTTAGCCGGTACTTCTGGCTTGCCCGGGACTGCCTCGTGGTAGATCGAGTAACTACCGTTCTGCGGGTTAGGCACTTGGAAGTCGTATGTAGCTGAACCAATGCCCGAGAAGTCGGTACGGTACAGGTACCACGTGAGCGTCACACCATTGACTGTGCGCTCAATCTCAATAGGCCCGTATTCATCACCTACGTCCTGATCAGGCCACGATGCACCATCCCATCCACCTTCGAAGTTGGACACCTTGTCGGTGAACCGTGCTTCACCCATTGCCTTTGGATAGCACACATAGCCGTAGTCGTTCTCACCCGGCGCGTCGATGCTGAACTCCGAGTTCGGCTCAATCTCGGCGAAGGTGCTGATCGTGGCTTCCTGTGCGTTCCAACCAGCGACACCCATGAGAGGCTTGAACGTGCCTGTCTGGGTATACGCATCTTGCGGTGGTACTGCTGGCTGATACGGCGTAGCAGGCACAGCGGGCTTGTACTGCACTTCTGGAACGGCTGCCTGATAAGGTACTTCAGGCACTGCTGGCTGGTACGGTATCTCTGGCACAGCAGGTTGCGCTTGCACCTCAGGCTTCGCAGGCTGGTACGGAATCTCAGGGCTGCCTGGAACAGCTGGGACAGCAGGCTGATATGGTACCTCGGGAATGTACGGCGTACCGGGAGTGCCTGGAATGTCAGGAGTACCCGGTGTGCCTTCACTGCCGTTGGCGAGCGTGATGATTAGCTCAAACTCCTGCTCGCTGCCCTCGTATACCTCAGTTGGGCCAACGATCTTCACGTTCTCCACGTGCATTTCACCAACACCCACGTCGATGTAACGCTTGGGCTGCTTGACGATGCGCCCAGATAGGTGAAGGTTTGCACCCACGTCCACGTTGAAGAAGAAGCGCTCTACCACGATGTTCCATGGGGCGAACTCATAGAACGCCTCGAGGAACCGGTCCTTGATGGTCTTCCCACGTGGGAGCAGCAACTTGTAGTCCTGTGGCAGGTACTGCATCCCCAGTTCGATGTGCGTGGTCTTGAACCAGTCACCACCATCTACCTGCAGTGGCCCGTAGGCTTGCGAGTAGAAGTCTTGGTAGTTCTCGGTGTACAGGCCAATCGCATCAACTGAACGACCCAGGATGAACGCAATGGTATGCGGGTAGTCATTGGTACCAGAGCGCTCTGCGTAGATCGACAGCTGCGGAATCGCTTGGTTGAGCGTGGGGATGTTGTGCTTGATGAAGTCCTGTGGCAGGTCGAAGCCGATTTGCTTTAGGGTCTGCGTCACTACCCATGGGTCGATG